CTTCCCCAATGTGCTCGCCGCCGTCACCAACAAGACGCTGCGCAAGGCCTACGACGTCTATCCGCGCACCTTCCTGCCGTTCTGCCGGCAGGTGCTCGCGACCGACTTCAAGGCCATGTACCGGGTCCAGATCGGCGAAGCGCCGCAGCTCCTCAAGGTCAATGAGAGCGGCGAGTTCAAGCGCGGCACCATTGCCGAGTCGAAGGAGAGCTACCGCATCGAGACCTATGGCCGGGTGGTGGCCATCACCCGCCAGGTGCTGATCAACGATGACCTCGATGCCTTCACCCGCATCCCGGCCATGTACGGCACCGCGATTGCCACCCTCGAAAGCGACGTGGTCTGGAGCATCATCATCGACAACGCCGCCATGTCCGACGGCGTGGCGCTGTTCCATGCCGATCACGGCAACCTCGCCGGTTCCGGCTCGGCGCTCGGTGTCACGAGCGTGGGCGAGGGCCGCGCTACCATGGCCAAGCAGACCGGCCTCGACAAGAAGACGATCCTCAACATCCGGCCGGCCTTCCTGATCGTGCCGTCGTCGCTGGAGCTCGCGGCCGAGCAGCTGATTGCCCAGAACCTGGTGCCGGCCAAGACCGGCGACGTGGTGCCGCAGTCGATCCGCACGCTCACCCCCATCGCCGAGCCGAGGCTCGATGCGGCAAGCCTCACCGCCTGGTATCTCGCGGCCAACCCCTCCCAGATCGACACTATCGAATACGCCTATCTGGAGGGCCAGGAGGGCGCCTATATCGAGACCCGCAACGGCTTCGATGTTGACGGCGTCGAGATCAAGTGCCGGCTCGACTTCGGCGCCAAGGCAATCGACTGGCGCGGTCTCTACAAGAACGTCGGCGCGTGAACTGCAAAGCAACTGAACTTTGACTGACGAGACGGGCAGCCCCGCGGGCGTAGCCCGCATCTATTCACCGTCGGCGTAGCCGACACCTGCCCTTCGTCGTTTCAAAAGGACTCTACCCATGAAAAACTACGTCCAGCCCGGCAACACCATCCCGCTCACGGCGCCCTACGACGTCGCTTCCGGCGATGGGCTCGTGGTCGGCGCTATCTTTGGCGTGGCAAGCGGCGATGCGGTCAACGGTCAACCGGTCGAGGCTGTCCTCGTTGGCGTGTTCGATCTCAAGAAGGCTGCCTCGCAGGCCTGGACCGTCGGCGACAAGATCTATTGGGACAACACCAACAAAGAGACGACCAGCGTCGCGACGGGAAACACGCTGATCGGCGTCGCTATCGACGCCGTCGGCAATGGCGCCGGCGAAACCGTTGGGCGGGTGCGCCTCAACGGCAGCTTCTGATGTTGGCGGTCGTCGCAGCCACCGACGCCCTGTTTGCCGATCCCAACATCGCCCGCGACGCCACTTGGCGCGCGGGCGGAGCGGGCGCCGGCATTCCGGTCCGTGTCATCAGCAGACGACCGGACCAGGTAGTCGGCTTCGGCGATAGCCGCGCGATCCTGCCGACCATGCTGATAGACGTGCGCCGGTCTGAGGTCTCAGAGCCCGGGAGCGGCGACACCGTCGAAATCGATGGCGAGGTCTTCGAGATCATCGCAACGCCTACCATCGACAGCCTGCAGCTGGTGTGGACCTGCGAGGTTGCACCGCCGGCATGAGCCATGCGCTTCACGCTCAAGACCGATGACATCGTTAAGGGCTTGACTGAAGCCGAGGGCAATGCGGCGCGTTCCGTCACCAGCGCGATTCGAGAGGTGACGGACGGCCTCAAGGCCGATCTTCGGGCCGATGTCGTTGATGCCGGGCTCGGGCAGCGGCTTGCCAACACCTGGCGCGGCAAGACTTATCCGGAAGGCGGCATTAGCCTGGAAGCCGCCTCCTTCGTCTGGTCGAAGGCTCCCAATATCGTCGATGCCTTTGACCGCGGCGTTACGATCAAGTCTGCCCGAGGCTTCTGGCTCGCGATCCCGACCCCGGCCGCAGGCGTGAAGGGCATCAGCGCGACCGGCGCCATGAAGCGCATCACGCCCGGCGGCTGGGAGCGCCGCACCGGCATGCGGCTGCGGTTCATTTTTCGTAGGTCAGGCCCGTCTTTGTTGGTCGCGGACAACGCGAGACTGAGCAAGAAAGGCCGCGCCAAGCCGAACATCGGGCGCACACGAGCCGGCGCTCAGTACACGCGCTTGGTCGGACGCGCGGCGGTCGTCGTGTTCATTTTGGTGCCGCAGGTCACCTTGCGAAAGCGGCTCGACATCGCGAGCGCGGCTCGGCGTTGGGCTGATCGCGTTCCGGGTCTGCTCGCGAGTCACTGGAGATGATGGTGGCGAGCCGACGCGAGCAGGTGCTCGATGCTGTCAAGGCGCTGATCGCGGCAGCGCTGCCCACAGCGGAGGTCAAGCGTAATCTCGCGAAGCCCGAGCGCATCCCGCCGGGCGGGCTTGTGATCGTTCGCGACGGCGATCCGGGCGAACCGGACATTTTTCTGTCGCCGCTCACCCACGTCTATACGCACCGCATTCCGATCGAGGTCGCCGCGTACGAGACTTCAAGCGAAATGCGCGAGCGGGTGCTCGATCAAATGCTGGGCGCTATCGGTGCGGCCGTGGTGGCTGACCGCACGCTCGGTGGGCTGTGCGACTTCATTGAAACCGAGGCGCCGGCAACCGACGATGTCGAGACGACCGGGGCTCGCGCGGGGCGCTGGGCCGACGCCGCAATCATTGCGGTCTACGGCACGGCCGATCCGCTGAACTGAACATCAACAAAGGTCAGTTGCAAGGAACGCGCGGCGATCCCGCTCGCCCGGGTGCGCGAGCTGCTCGACTACGATCTGGAGACGGGCATTTTTCGCTGGCGTATGAGCCCGACTCCAAGCGTGAAGGCTGGAGATATCGCAGGCTATGACGACGGCAATGGCTATCGCAAGATTACGATCAAGAGGCACCATTTCCGCGCTCATCACCTCGCTTGGGCGATGGTGCACGGTGAATACCCATCGGGAGTCATTGATCACATCAACGGCATCCGCGACGACAATCGCATAACCAATCTGCGGTTGGCGAGGCGATCGCAAAACAGTCAGAACAGGCGCTGTCACCGAAATAGCCGAACAGGATTGAAAGGTGTCTCCTGGAGATCGCGTGAATGTCGCTGGCACGCACACATTACATTAGGGTCGACGGAAAACTTCTCCACCTCGGTTACTTCGCTACCCCTGAGCAGGCGCACGCGGCCTATACCGCCGGGGCCAGAAAATACTTCGGCGAATTCGCGAGCGCCGGCTGACCTACCGCGTGTCCACCTTCCATCTATAGGAGACAGATATGCCCAGAGCACGAGGGGCCAATGCCTCCATGGCCGCAGCGTTCGAGCTGACCTATGGCACAGCACCGGCGTCTGGTTACAAGAGGTTGCCGTTCGTCTCCTCGGCGCTCGGCGACGAGCAGAACCTGATTGCGAATGATCTGCTTGGCTACGGGCGGGAGCCGCTGCCGCCGAGCCGCGATGTTGTGAGTAACGAAGGCGATGTGGTGGTCCCGGTCGACTTGCGCAATTTCGGCACTTGGCTGAAGCTGCTGATGGGCAATCCCACCACAGTCGAAGATACCGGCGTCTACATCCACACCTTCGTGTCGGGCGCGCTGACGCTCCCCTCCATGGCAATCGAGATCGGCATGCCCGAAGTGCCGAGCTACGGCATGAACGTCGGCGTGCGCGCCAACACCATGAAGATTCAGCTACAGCGCTCAGGCCTGCTCAACGCGACCATGAGCCTGATCGCCCAGGGCGAGACGAAGGCGACCTCGTCGGCCGCCGGCTCGCCCAGCGAAGCCGCGATCGAGCGGTTCTCTCAAGGTCTGGGTGAGATCAAGCGCAACGGCACCGCGCTCGGCCACATCGTCTCGGCCGAGCTCACCTACATGAACAATCTCGACAAGGTCGAAGTCATCCGGCCCGACGGACGCATCGAGGATGCCGATCCGGCGATGGTCGCGGTCACCGGCAGCGTCAATGTGCGCTTTGCCGACACCGTGCTGCTCGACCAGGCGACCTCGGGCGACCCCTGCGAACTCTCGTTCGGCTGGCAGATCGATGCTGACAAATCGCTGCTCTTCACCGTACACAGCGCCTTCCTGCCCAAGCCCAAGACCCCGATCCAGGGCCCCGGCGGCATCCAGGCGGCCTTCGCCTGGCAGGCCGCCAAGGACCCGGCCCTGCTCAAGACCTGCACCGCGGTGCTGATCAACGACGTTGCCGCTTACTGACAAATGGGATTTCGAACATGACCAAAGCCAAATCCAGGGCGTCGGCCAATGCCGCGCCCCGCTCGAATGCGCCCATGCTCAAGCTCAACACCGACCGCACGCCGTTCTGGCTCGACGTCGTTCCCGGCGTGCGCGTGCAGTTCCGGCCGATCACGGTCGCCGCGATCCTGCTGGCGCGTACCGCCGCAGCTGATGTACTGCGCGCGGGCGGCGAGGACGCCATGGTCAAGGCAGGCGTCGCGTTCACGCGCTCGCTCGCGCATTCGGGTATTGCCGCCTGGGAGGGGATCGGAGACGCGGACGGCAACCCGGTCGAGCCGACGAAGGAGACAATCGACGCCGCGCTCGAGGTCTGGTCGCTGTTCGACGCGATTGACCGCTTCTATGTCGGTCCGGCGCTCCCGCAGGACGCCGAAAAAAACGTCTGATCGCCCTCGCCGAATGGCACTTCGGCGGGGGCGAGGGATATTGCGCAGCTTGCCCTGAGACCTGCGCCACCTGCCCGTACGTCGAGCACGCCCCGACGACGCCGGACGGTATCGCCGCCTGGGCCGTGCTCCAGCGCGCGGCTGGACAAGTTCGCGCAGCCATGGGCGGCGTCTACGCGCTCGATTTCGGGGCGGTCCTGATGCTCGCCGGCGCGATGGGCGCGCTGAACCCGCTTCTGGTCGAGCTCCTTCCCGAGGTCGAGCCGATCATCGTGCGCGCCTACGCCCGCGATTCCGACTGAATGAGCACCACGCAACTGCGAGCGTCAGCGAGCTATGTCCACCACAAGTGTCTCGATCCGCCTCGGCGTCGAGGGCAAGGCGGAGGTCAAGCGCGCCTTCGACGAGGTCGGCAAGGCCGGACAGGATGCCTTCCGCGGCGTCGCCACATCGATGGACGCGGCGGGCGCTGCGGCCGACCGCGAGACGCAGCGGCTGCAGCGGCTGGCGCAGGCCGCCAAACAGGCTGCCGCGGCCGACCAGGCGCAGCGCAGCTTCAATGCCGTCCTCGGGATCAGCACCGCGCCGCCGAAATCGGCGCGCGAGTCGGCCGAGGTGTTCGAGCAGACAGCGAAAGCTGCGGAAGACCTGCAACGACGGACCGACGCGCTGCGGGCGCAGATCGATCCGCTCGGCGCCGCACAGAAAAAGCTCAATGCCGAAGTCGC